TACTGGGAGTAGTCAGCCATTTGAAATTTTCCAGGGGTCTTCTTTGGACTCATTCTGTCCTCCTCAATAGAAACCTTAATGTTTATGGGCTCTTGCCTAGAGAACCCTGTTGCAACACTATTTGTGTTGTCATCCCAACCGAAGACACAAACAGACGCTTCTTTAAACATACATGAATTAAAAACGGTCCCAGGACCGGTGAGAGTAAAACCATTAACATCTATTTCCTCACCTTCCCCTACTTCAGTAATGTCATCAGGTATTACATAAACTGAAGCTTGATAGGGAAATCCTTGCGAGGATAAAGCTCTGAACTCTTTGGATTCCTTTGTATCTACAAAGTGCATACCTTCCGGAGGTATAATAACCCCGTCCTGATCATTAACTACCGGGGGTTTAGTCCACCCGATTTTCTTTTCAGTATCATGATCCTCAAGAATCGGGTAAACTGCTTGGTCAAATTTGATTCCTTTTAGATTGATGCCTAGATTACCCCACCACCAATGATCTTTGATGATATTACCTGAGTAGGCAATCATAGTCATTTTAACGGAATCAACATCTCCTCCATTATCTTGATTTGAAAATGAAAAAGCAGTCTTGTCCCCATTAGAGATCATAAGAGATCCAGTAGGAACAGATATGTTTTTAGTAATTTTGTTCTTCATTTATACCTCCACCAGAGGACTCCTCCTTTGGTTGCTCCCCCTCTACTACTTCCTGAAGACGTTCACTGTCAACAGAATAAATTAGAGGAGGGTAGTTAGCATCTTCAGATGCCTTTCTTAACCGGTTTCTTCCATAGGCTCCGAAACCCATTCTCCGTGCAATAAGTTTGTTCGGAATACCTACTGACTCCGGCATCGGACCATGTTTAGTTCCTAGGAATGCCCTAGCAAGTCCTTCCAAATCTGTTGTTTCAGAAATAGGATAAGTAATCTCGATTAACTTATGAGGTTTCTTCCAAACAGTTTTAAAAATAGGAGCTTTGTTTTCTCCCCATTCAATTGCTTCCTTTAGTGCAAAATACTCAGGAAAATCAGAAATCTTTGATTTCAAAAAGAATATAGAGTTCCAAAACCTATTCCTCCAAAACCGATCAAAATATGCAACGTCATCAGAGGTTCGGTCTGACATCGGACCTCTTGATGCTTTAACAGATGCAAAGGTTCCGGATGATCTACCGGTCATAACATCCTGAGCTTCATTCATACCGGAAGAAACCATATCCAAAACATCAGAATCATCACCACTAAGTTTAGGTAGGTTGGGAGACTCACATCTAATCGTCATTCCAGGAGGCATAATAATCTGACCTCCCGGAAGCTTTTCCTGCATGATACCTAGAGTAGATCTTTCTTCATCGGTAAGCGTCAGGAATCTTTTGAATGCTGTAACATCCTCAATACTGATGACCCATAGATAAGCGCCTACGGCTTCCTTATGAGCAATCTCATACTGTTTCAGACGTTCATAATGGTTTATCCACTCAATCGTAGTTCGGATGTGTCCTACACTTCTATCGGTGAAGTAACCTTTCCCCCAATAAATAATAAACTTTCTGAATCCTCCTATTCCAGCATAATTAATATGCTCCGACTTAGCATATTTAAGTCTTCCATGATCAATATCTCCGTTATCTAATACACTCATCAGATAAGGATATCTAGCAACATTGATGCTAGGAATCTGAACACTTTCATTATCTTCAAGATCTACATTGAATAGAATAGGGAACCAATTCTTAGTAGGATGATAAACAATACCATCATCAGGAATACAGGAAGGATCAATGAAGTCAACCTCTATAAAACCATCTGTATGGCAGGTGAGAGAAATAAATAGTTCCCCCTCTACCTCAGATCGAACCATATATTTTTCTATGTTTATTTCAATGTCATTTCTCGGATCATCAACAATCTCATCTATAACCTGTTGAATTCTCCATATTTCAGAAGTTGTTTCAAAACCGAATCCGATAAGACGACCAACCCTGCCCCTAACAGAAGTATTTAATTGAGGATTTGCCTTGAATTTATTCCAACATTCAATCTGAAGTCCTTCTCTGTCTAACTCATCTAAATTCTTTCCTTTCTTTAGACTAGAAATAGTGAATCCATCAGCATCCGGTTGAGATGGTGTTGCTTTAGTTACACCTGGAAGATAGAACTTTAATGCTGATATTTGATCGTCATTCATTTCAAGGATAGTATTCCTATGCTTCTCAACCAAGCTGAGTACGGAACCTTTCCCTGAAATCACTTCTTCATTCACTGCCATACCAAATCCTCCTTTTGCACTTATTACAGAATATGTATTATTTGTCAAGCAAGTTAATTAAAATAAAAATGTTATAGGAATAATCGTGCTGGAGATCTATTTGGCATAACCATTGTCCCGAAATAAGGCAGAGATTTCCGAATCCTCATGGAATCAACACCTAACATCCGTCCTCCATAAATCCCCTCCCCTATTGCATACATACTATCATCCTGAATCCCTCCGACATTCCCCTTAGAATCAGAACCATAGAATTTTCCTACTGGATCATTGATAAAATTAGATGCTTCTTCTTCAAGTATATCAGGTCCATTAGCTCCGGGAATATTCACAGTAGGGTACTTAAAATACCCGCTGTTCCAAGTAGTATAAAGCATAACAAAGATTTCTCTCTGTTTCGCGTAGGTGGCTGAAATCAATTCAGATTCAATACCCTGTTCCAAACACCATTCATGAATGTCAAACATAGCCCATCGTTCAGACGTTAATTTATCAATCCCATCAAACTCATGATGGATATTAGAAATAATATCTTTCAACAAAGCAGCGGAATTCTTTTGGAAAATGTATAATCTAAGCAGCAGATAAACATAATCCGGTATCTTCTCAGCATCTAATGACTTTAACCTAGCTTTGTATGCCGGATCACGACTCCCTACTAAACCCTTAGCAATAACAGAAATTGCAGTGTTTGATTTTGCTTGTTCTGATGCCGGATCATTTCTATCTAATCCAACGAGAATAACCCAATCTGTTCTAAGCATGGATGATAATTTATCAAGATCATCTATGGAACACCCCTCCTGCCCTCCTAGATAACCTCCGGAATCATGAATGGAATATATATTATTAACGCTATATAACTGATTATAAAGGAGTTTACAGGACTCTCGTTTACTGTTCAATCTAATTACAGTTGCATTAGGTTTATCATCCTCATCAATTTCTTCTGTTTTTATAACATCATTGAGAGCTGCAATATCTCGTTCCAACTCAGATATCTTCCTAGAAACATCAATAACAAAGGAAGGGTTCCAAGTGTTTTCTAAAGATCCAAAATACCTTCCAGACAAAAGCATAGTATCCGTAATAAGCTTACTGCTGTCATCATCCCAAACATTTCTAAAGTATCTATTGAGTTCTGAAGGAGGTAATTTTTCTTTATAATCATCTAACTGATCCTGAGTCATTTTAGGACTCCAGAAATCACTAGATGTTAAATCCCTAGACTCCCGATGACTAAAAAACATAGATTTAACTTTATGTCTTGATTTATAAAGTTTCCAAAGGATATGTTTTTTATCAGAGACCGTAGTGTCTATAGTACCTAAAGCTTGTGGAATATTACGAATTGATCCATCTAACTGAGCAAAGAACTTAGGATTCTTCATATCAAACATTTCAGAAAAGGTATATCCTGTAATATTACTCACAATACCAGAAAAGCTAGAAATAGGTCTAATAAAACTACCCAGTCTTCCACTACTATTTAGTTTGGTCTTTTGAATTAGCTGCAAGCACTATGGATTGCTTAGGCCAATTAAAGAACTTCCACATCTGTATCAGACACACCACTAAACTTTTACCTTCTCCCCGCATCCAACAGAAAACAATCAATCGATTCGTAAATAACCCATCCTGCATTTTAAGAGCTATATTACATACTTCACATTGCTTGTTCCAAATGTATTTATAACCCGGCCCAAAATCAGATACATACCTCCACTCAGGAATAACAGATCCTTCAGGATAAATACTTATTCTAACATAATCTTCAACCCATTTTTTAAATCCAATTCCACCATTACGATAAGGATTATTATCAGGAGAACCGTGATCAACTTCCTTAACCTTCCTTCTAAACTCCTGAGTTTTCTGTACGGTATTACCTCCTTTCTTAGTCATAAATTCATCTGGAACAGTAATGATTTCAGGTACTTTTTCTTCAATGGAATTTTCCACTAAGTTACCTCTAGTATCAACCTTACTCTCAGAAGGATTTCTATTCTTAGGTTTAAAATTCATTTGGATAACCTGTCATAATAAGATCCATCTCCATGAACCAAAGGTATTTCAGAAGAAGAAGAACCAGCACCACTAGTAGGAAGTAATCCCATATCCCGTATATAAACTCCTCCCATACCAAGACTTTTCATAGAACTATTTATAGCTCCAATAGTCTTCCTGATTTCAGAATAAACAGGATGGATTTCCTGTTTACCAGTATTAGTAAAGTAAAACATTTCTTCCACTGAATACATTGTCATGTAAAGCTTAATAAGTATTTGGTATAAAGGCATTACTAGACAAGATATCTGATTTACCAGCTCATCAGAAGGATTCTCTGTAAAACACTCTACTATGTTATCAAATATCCTAGATAATATAATTAACTCAGTATTACACCGATCACCATCTTTATGCGGACACGTTTCATAGATAGGGCAGAGATCACCCTGACATATAGAAGGTAGATTCCACATGGCAATAAAATTCATCGAAATCTTACCCTTCTTAGTACTAGCTACAATATCTTTGAAATCAACCATACTCATACATTTACCTCCCTTTAAGGTATTGTAAAAACAAACACACCTACAAGGTATAGTA